TTGCGGTGAAGCTGGAAGAATTTCTTCAGCACCGGCACCACAAAATCGTCTGATCCATCAATGAAGTTGGAGCGCATGAACGCTGTCAGCGGCTCGTCAATGAGGGATTTCTCCAGCCCGGCGCGGTAGCTGTCACGCTCTCCGGCGATCTGGTTGATTTTCTGGTCGTGCCCGGCGACGGTTTCGTTAACCACTTTTAACTGCGCCTCAGCAGTAATCCGGCGCTCTTTCTCCCCGGCTAACTTAGTCAGCAGCTCGGCGTTCTTCGCTTTAAGGCCAGCGGCGGCGGTGTCGTCCTGTTCGACGTTCAGCGCGTAACCATCAGACTGTTCAACGTAGAAGGGTTGCAGGGCTTTATCGAGGGATTGGAAATCGTCGGAGGTAATGCGGAGTTTCAGCATGTTTGCACCTTATGCAATGCGCCTAGCGCGGTTAAGTAATGAACATTATAGCTATAAAACTGGTTAAATATACAATATCAATCACTTTTAATTGTATAAAAGGAGGTAATTAACTGAATCTGTGATGTGTATACAGTGTGTGACATGCGGTGTGTGTGCAGGTGTGCATACGTGACAGTGTCACTGTGTGTACATGTGTGTGAAAACCACGAATTAGTGGTATACACTGCTGTGCATACACGGTGTGTGGTGGATTGTGCATACAGGAGGATTGATGGCGAGTAAGAACGTGAATGGGCAGTCAGCAGTGAAGAACATCAGGTTTCCACATCAGCTACTTGAGGATATCGCAGAGGCACAGGGTGATCTGAGTTTCGCAGCCTGGGTGATTGATGCCTGCGCCAGAAAGTTAGCCGGCGGCGCTACGCCAGAAATCTCGCTGAACGCGGCAGTGAAGCGGCTGGAATCCATCGCACAGCAGTTCGAGACTATCCAGGAGCGAGCATTGCCAGCGATTGAGGTTAAGCCGGTGAAGTCCATCAGCAGCAAGCCAGTAAAGAAACCGGCTGAGCCCAAGACACACACTGTGCATACACCAGGCGATAACGGTGCTGATCCAAGAATCGCACCAGGCACATTCAATGCTGCCGTTCTCGAGTTGGCCAGAACCATAACCAGCAATCACGAAATTGCCGATCGCCTAAATGCTGATGGCGTTAGCCCGGGCAGAGGCGGAGAACTCACTCACAGAGTCGTGATGAATACGAAGACGCGCCTGAAGAAATGGGGGTACCTGGACTAACCAGTACCCAGTACCGCTACCAGCTGTCATTGCAGAACAGCGTTGGGGCCTATGCCCAAACGGACAACATGCAGGCGATAAGCATGGTCCACAATCACCCGATGCCCTTTTTCCATAGCTCCGCTACTCCTGGCGAACATCACGAAAGTGACAGCTCAAGCCAAGAGTAGCGAAACCGTGCCAGCTTTGAGATTCGGCTTGTTTCCTTGCCGTGCTCCCCTGATTGCGTCCTGACATCCCACCATGCACTTTTGCCGTCATCAATCCGCCTTTCCCCTGCTGGGAGCGTGGCGTTTTCTCATTCCTCACGCTATCTGATGATCGGCTTTCTGTTTAGGTAGTCGCTCCAACGCCGGGCGTGTTAATCAGACTCCCCGTCTCGCCCAGGCTAACGCATCTACACGCGGACTAATCACTCGACTCCACGTCGCGCAGATACGGCTGTACGCCGCCAATGGCATTAGCCAATGCGGTAACTGGTCTTGGGTGCGGGAACGCTGCTGAGAGGCAAACTGGCACAAATTCGCCCGGTTGTGGCTTGAATGCACCGCGTAACGCGGATACACTGAAAGTACGTTTCGGTAGCTGGTTCCCGCAAAAGACACAGTTACCAGGTAAACGTGTCCTGAGAAAACTCGTTTACCCGTTAAAGCCCACGCCTGAGAACGTGGGTTTTTTCGTTTCTGGGCATTACCTTACCCCGTTCCGCCCGTCCCTGGAAGATCCAGGATCAAAATACCCCTTCACCGTCTCGGCATTCTGTCACATAGAACTACGAAAGTTTCGTAATACCTAACTTCCGGCAATGGCGGAGCCCTGTGACCAAAGTGAGGAAGGATGGAGAACGGGCTCAGAATTGAGCTGGTTGCCACCACTAAGGACATTTCTGTCCTTTGAGTATTTGCGTGGATAGAATTTGAAATGTCACCCTTCTGGGGGTCGCATTTGAAATCTGTGCTGGGTGTTGGTTTTGACCTTGCCTTTGAACTTCACCCTGCAAAGCGGGTTTTGTCTTTTGATTTTGACCTTGGGTTTCACTGTGCAGTTTGATATTGCTGGCAGAGAGTTTTTTCTCTCTGCTGAGGTATGTGTTTACTCTCCTTGAATATCATTGATAAGCATTGATATACCTTGATTAACATTGATAAACCTTGATGTGTACGATTTGGTTAAAAAAAGCACTAAGCAGTTCTTACTTCACGCTCAATAGCAAGGGCAAGCTCCAGTCTTAATGCGTCGTTATACAGCTTTAGTTCCCTGGCCCCATTCTTTGTAGATAGCGCCACCCAGCGCGCTGTCTTGCCGGTTTGTGCACGGTAACGCATAACCCCAACGCATTTTATGCAGGCCGTTTTTATGTGCGCCGGAATGATCATGTAATACCCATCAGGCCATTTAGCCATGGTCTTTCGCTTGCGGCGTATAGCGACATCCAGCTCTTCAACGTAATCATATCCATGTGTAGAGCCAATTATCTCACCATCGTATTCATGGTGATCAAATACAGCAGCGTTAACGGAGACCAGGCCCATATCCCTTAGCTCTGCGAACGCTGAGTTGAAGTCGTTAAAATCCATCTCGATGAGGGAAAATACTGATGACCTGCTATACCATGCCCAGCTCAGCTTATAGGTATGCTTGGTCACCACCTCCAAACGCATAGTTTTGTTTTCATACAGAACTTCCGCTTCTGATGGGGTGTCATCAAACATGTCAGCTGGTAGGCCGCCTGAGTTATCCAGATCCTGAATGCCATACAGCAAGACAAATACAATCAGGTTCGTAATATTGCGCGTCTGCCGCAGGCGCTCTATTGGCGGGGTTTCATCTGCTGCGGCATCGATGATGCTGTTTGGAAGGTATAAGTAACCGTTGTCACTGTCTGGTAAGTGGAGTCGGTAATGTGGTCGTGCGCCGCCAGATACCAGCTCAACAACGCCGGAATCGATGAGCTCTCCGATCGCAGCTGTTGCACGTGGCCTGGTCATTCCGGCTCGTTCGGCGATCGCGTTGGCGCTCCATTTGGTCGTCCTGTTATTGCCCTGGGTACCGCGAGCCATAACCAGATAGCTCACTGCCGCATTCATGCCGCGTTCACACGCCCGCAGGAACACGTCGCGGTCAACAATGAAGAATTCACGCGCCATTAAATAACCTCAAACAGCGGCGAACAGGTGGAGATTAACGGCTATTTTCGCTAAAATAACCCCTGTCGACGCATTGCTTTGTATTACGCCCCGGTAGCCTGCCAGCTCCGGGGCGTTCCGTTTTTACAGCTCAAGTTTACCATCACCGAAGCGGCAGAGTAGTTAGTCGGTTACTTACGCTTTGCCATCTGCCGGTGCTGACATTCCGCATTGGCTGCGGTATCCGTAAGCACCCGGACAAGTGGCATCAGCTCCATCAACATCCCGCCGATATCACTGAAATCAGCCGTTGATGGCTCATAAACGCTGTTATCTATATCACCGGCATAGAACATCATTTTGCCAACAGCAGCGACGCCGTTGAGTATTGAGTCAGCAGCGCACTCGGCGCGGCCAGATAAGCTCAGCAGATCGTCACCCTGAACGTCAGGGAAGTTCACACGCACAAAATCGTTATAGATACTCACGCCAGCACCTCCATTGCCATTGCCGCCTGGAGTTCTCCAGCCTGGCTACCCAGCTGAAGGTATGTGCGAGTTACTGCCGGGTTGCTATGTCCGAGCATCTCAGACGCGATCAGCAGACCCTGCTCACCACCACGGCGCATCATGTTGAATGCGGCAATTTTGCGGGTGCTGTAGGCGCTCAGGCGCAACTTTGCGTTAACGTGGCGCATGAACCATGTACACACAGTGTGTAGACGACGCCAGACACTCTGGCGCGTGATAGGGCCATCCAGACTGGCGCAACGGTTACTTTCAATCTGGGAGCGGGAGAATACGAGATCATCGTCAATCAGGTTGCGCTCCTGACGTTCACGGAGGCGCTTCAGGATGCCTGGGGGGAGTTGTTTGGTGTCACGCTTAACATCGGCACGGCTGACCAGCTCAAAGCACGCTTCCTGCTCCTCTGCCGTCATGTGCGCGGCGATCTCGTCTGCGGTCGCGCTATCCCACTGCATATAGCCTACGTGGTCGCCTGAGAGCCTACAGGCGTCTTTACGGGCCTTGCGTACCAGCTCAACACCTTTGCGGGTTGCACGCGCTTCTGCGGCCTTAGTCTGCTTGGCCACGGTGATGGTTGCTTTACCTGTCGTCCAGTCGATGCAGGAGTAACGCAGGTTGCACACGTCAGAGGTACGCCAGCCAGTAACCACGGAAATATCCCACCACAACAACACCCACTCGGGCTGCGTCTGCTGGATACGTTCACGCAGTTTGATTTGTTCGTCACGCTCGTAAACGGGCGATTTGGTGCGGCTGCCTTTGGTGGAAACTGCGGCCACGATATTGCCGCGAACGGCGCGCGCTTTGGCGGTAAGTGCTTGCAGGTTCATTGGGCGATCTCCTTGCGCAGGACAGCGACGGCATCGAGCAGCTGTCCGAAGTCAGCGGCGCTCATTGCGGGGATTGTCACGGTTCTGCCCTGGCAAATGCGCAAGGCGATTGTTATGATTGAAATCATACTCATCACGGCGTACTCCGTTTTGGGTTAGAACCCTCAGTTCCGTTGGCGCGGTCTGGGGGTTTCGACTTTTTAGGGTTTCTTCACTTCAGGCAAGCTGGCAGCATAACGACGCAATAGCTCCGGCACAGTCACATTCTCCCCGGTTTCCATCCGAACGCGCTTTGCCTCTTGCTCAAGGCGAGCCATCAAATCTTCAGTCAATCGGAAAGTGGTCTGCACGGTCTTGGTAGCCATTGTTTGTTATTCTCCTTTGTTTGTCTTGATGTTCAAGATAGCCATTAACTCCGTGACATGCAATACCCTAATAGAAAATAATCATGGGGCAATACTGGATATGTGATCACGTATTAGAAATCGTCATGCGAATGCTGGCTAATTGCCTGTTATTTGTGCTGACCGGACGTCATATCGAGAGGCGCGCGTAAGCTGACGGGATTTAATTATGAGTAAATCCCACGGCTAAGAGACAGACTTGAAGGTGTGTTGATCCCAGGGAATCAGATGCAGGTATTGTTTTTATAGCAGAGCGCAATTTTGCGCCGGGGGTGTGTACATACTGTATGTACATCTGCATGATTTCGCATTCCTTAACGAATGCGAAGTCATGGCCCGAGAGCGGGCCATGATTGAGCGTGTTTAAATATCCTCAGCCACAATACCAGCACTGATAATGGCTCCCCCGATCTCACGCTCACCATAGAGAACGGGAACAGGATTACCCATCGCCAGCGAATTGACAGATCCCCCAAACGCATAGCTTGGCTTGTTGTCGGGGTCATCACGGCCTTGCAGCCCTTTGGGCTGGGGAGAAAGCATCTGGTAGATGCCGCCGGCCATCATACCGATGCCAGCAGAAATCATGGCTCCGCCTACTGGTGTAGCCCAGCCGTACGAAAGGCCTGTCACCACGATACCCGCGACGACCATTACAGCGCCAAGGATCGTCTGGAATAATCCTGCTTTTTTTGCCCCCTCCATTACAGGAGCAATACGAATATCGCTGTCACCACCCAGCTCCTTGAAATCCTGTTCTCCGATGTTGCGTTTACCGCGAAACACGGCAAAGGTCATGCCATTTTTCTTTGCGTCATAGAGGTATTGCTCCAGACCGTCGAAATTGATGCACAACGCTTTCACCGCTTCCGCTGACGTTTGCACCGCCAGTTTATGCACGCGCCCGAACTTCGCCCCAAGAACGCCATACAGCCTAATTGTGGTTAATCTTGCCATCTAATTAGCCCTCCTGTGGATCGGTTATTTTGGACTGTTTCGTTCTGCACATCACGCACCAACAGTTAGTGTGTAGCATGGCTGTAGTCCTTCTCTGTGAGCATTTCAGATGGAATATTGAAACCGTGGAGGATCTCGCCATCATCGCCCTTTACGTTAATTTCAATCGCGGTGAATGTGTCCGGGTACTGGATACAAAGGCGCTCCAGCTCCTCCATCATGGCCGCCATAACTTTAGTCATTGGTGAATTGCCTCATCCAGTTATCGAACTCCCGGCACTGCGCCGGGGTATAGGTGCGGGGCGTGGCATCGCCGCCCAGCTCGTTCATCACGTCGCTGATAATCATCACCACTGCGGCCCCTTCCGGCTGCTTGACCTGCTGTTGCAGGCGTCGAACTCGATTACTCAGACTCATCGTCATCCCTCACACGGCTATCAACCACCTGAATGGCGATGTACGGGCCTGATTCAGGAACCGGATCGCCGGGGAACACTACCGGAACGGCGTCAGGTGTTGCGGACGCCTGCACCTGTTCGCGCAGCTTCTCGACACGCGCTTTTAATGACATGCACCACCTCCCTGCAACATCTTTTCGTGATGCTTCTGGGATAATGCTTCCCACTCATCCACCGTCAGCGCGGGGATCGGCTCCATAATCAAGCGAACCGGGGGATTTGCGCGTTTTACTGACTCTTTCAGCCTGGTAACTCTGGCTCTAATTGACATAATCCGTCCTCAGTTAATACCCGTCGCGCTTGGCGCTGTTAATCTCATCTTCCAGGCGTTCTACCATCTCGCGCAGCTCTGACACCTCAATGACTTTTGCCATTGATGCCAGGCCATCGAGAAGTAATTTCCCCTGGTCGGTTGGTAACAGGCCATCAGCGACCGCGCGGAGGATTGACCGGGCAGTGGCTGGCAGATCGCTGTCATCCAGTTCGAACGACAACGGCGGGTAGGTTGGTTTGGTTTGTGGAACGACTCGTTCCAGAATCAGGCGACATGCAGACATATCACCTTCTGCGGCTGCGGCCACCACTGCGGCCACGGCTTTACTCGCGCCACTCTCTAACTTTTTACGCAGGGCTACGGTCTTGGCTGGCACTCCTCCGGGGTTGCCGCTGTTCCCCTTCTGGAATCTTCCTTTGCCGTCACGCCCCGCCTCAGAATCCCTGTTCTCAGGCATATGACCACCTATAAAAAAGCCCCCTGTACTACCGGATGCGGGGGCAAGTGATGCTAAACGGTTATGGGGTTATGCTTTGGGCGTAAAGGTCAATTTGACGCCTGGCTGTGCGCGGCTGTCGTCAGAGGCGAAATATTCCCAGTTCGCTTTGTCCTTAACCTGCGCGGCGGTGATCGATACCTTATTGGCGAGCGTGTCGGCCAGTGACGATTTGATGCGGTAGCTCTTAACAGCGATTTTGAACTCACCTTCGCTCTGCATCATCGTGACGAGGGATTCCCCACCCAGCTGCGGCTGTGCAACAAACTTGGACTGGTAGCCGTTATCAATGATTACAGCGCCGTTCACCATGCCATAAGCTGTATTTGACGGAACGTAGTCAGTGACAAGGAAACGCCCGTTCAGGCCATCAGTGAACACGGCAATGTCACCCAGCTTGTAGAGCTGCTCGGCGTTCTTGAACAGGTCGTTCTCTACCAGGCTGTAATACACGTCGGAGTTAATCGCCCAGCAAATGATATTCTGGCCAGCGTCACCGAATGCCCGGCGCCCTTTTACAAAGCTGCTGAGTTTCGGAGTGATTTGCCCGGTTGCGGCTGTGGGATCGGCGGCAATAGCCAGTGAAAACTTCGCGTTCGTGGAAAGGCAGGCATCCAGCGCGGCCAGACCTTGCGTGATCTGCTGCTCAATGATGCCCTGCGCGGCCTGTGCCGATACTGCGGCGGCTGCGTCCTCAGGGCTGGAGTTAATACGCGCCAGCAACCCGTCATTCACCTTAACCGGCCCCATGCGCCAGTCAAAGCGCGGCGCACGTTTCAGGATCTGCTCGATTTCTTTCGCCGTTACAGCAGAAGTGGAATAAGCGTCACGGGCAGTAACCAGCCCGGCGATCAGCTTCCAGCTGGATTCCTCGGCATAATCACCAATGGTTTTCTCACTGCCCAGCATCATTGCGCCGCCAGTGGCAGCGCCGAACAGTGCGGATTGTTTCAGGACAAGCTCGGTAATGGTTGAGCGAACCTGATTCTGGAACATTTCTAAAGACATAATTCACCTATCATCGTTTTAATTGACTGTTATTTCTGTCCGATGATTTCACGAGCCTGACTGGTGAGATCTTGCTGTCCGCCCGGGCCTGGCTCGTAGCGGTGAGTGGTTGATGAATTGATACTGACAGAGGACGTACTACCACCGCCGCTTGTTCCCGATGCTTTCAGAACCCAGTCGAGTTTGCCGTCAGCGTGTAAGTGCTTGCGCAGCTGTTCTACGTCTGCCCTTACTTCCTTCTTGCCGTTGCCATCATCGCTGTTGATGAAAATGGCACTCTCATAGGTTCCGTCGTCA